CTAGCTAACGCTTATGATCCGACCGGTCTGCGCGTTGATCGTGAACTGCACGAGTTCACCCTGACGCGTTGTCCAGTCAATGACATAGACTTTTTGTCCGTTCCTATCAAAGAGGCCGACGAAACGGCGCATCTCGCCTCCGTAGCGCGACTCAATAGGACGTAGGATATCCTTCAACGGAAGTATCTCTCCGCGCTCACGCGCATTGCGTGCATCATCTGCGGTAAAGGAATTGCTCCACTGGCCCTGTGCCGTGGCACATGGCGAAATGGCGGCAAGGCCAACGCAGAGAGAAAGAATGATCCGTTTCATGTGACGGTTTATGCACCCCTCGCCCTGAATACATGCTGAATGACAAGACGGGAGTTTAGTCAGGTTTCAAGACTGCTCAATGCTGGCGAGCCCATTCGCGGAGGCCTTCATCCTTTGGATCTTCCAGCGTAACTTCCAGACGGACATATAGATGCCCCGGCGTATCTTTGAACTGGACGCCCTTGTTGCGCAGGCGCAGGACCATTCCGGTATTTGAGCCTTCTGGCACTTTGAGCGTGACTGAGCCTGCGGGGGTCGCAACATCGACATTTCCGCCGAGCACCGCTTTCTTCAGCGGCAGGGGCAGCGACATGCGAAGATCGGCACCCTCGCGTGTCCAGGTCTTGTTCGGCCGGACATGCAGTTCGAGCAGCGCATCACCCGGGGGACCGCCAGTATGCGACGGCTCGCCCTGGCTTTTCAGGCGTAGCACTTGCCCTGTCGTGACGCCGGGCGGGATCGATACGTTCAGGCTCTTATTGTCCGCCATGGTCATCTGACGCTTCGCGCCAAGCACCGAGTCTTCGAACGAAATGTCGACCCGGTAGCGAATATCCGCGCCCTTTCGCGGCCCGGCGCGGCGTCTTTGCCCGCCGAACATGCCCGACAGGATGTCCTCGAACGGATCTCCCTGGAACGAGCCACCCTGGTTGCGGAACCCGCCAAAGCCGCCGCCATAACCCCCGCCTGCACCGGCAAAGCCGGTCGGGTTGCCATCTGCATCTATCTCACCGCGGTCGAACTGCGCGCGCTTGGTCTCGTCGCTCAGGATCTCGAAGGCGGCGGACGCTTCCTTGAAGGCGTTGGCCTTCTCCTCATCATTGGGGTGAAGATCGGGGTGAAACTCCTTGGCCTTCTTGCGATAGGCTTTCCTGATCTCCTCGGTCGAGGCAGATTTGGTCACACCGAGTGTCTGATAGGGATCGCGGGTCAAGGACGTCTTTCTCTTTCTTCACGCTGAAATTCCAATGCCTAGTTAGAGTGCGCCCGCGCCGATTGAAACCCATCGTCCTAATCGACCGTCAGCTGCGACCTCGGCGACACGCACCTCATCCACCAGAACCTCAACCGTGACGGCGGATTCCGCCGTTCGGCAATTCACCATTTCTGTGCCTTCGAATAGACCGCTGACTTCAAACAATCGCGGCGTCGTCGGGTCCGGCAGATCCCAGCCATCTGGGATATCCGGCCCGCAGGCGAGCCAGCTCACTTGCGTGCCGACAGCCTTTCTCTTAACCCGCAGCTGGGCAACCTGCCAGGGCAGGCCCGCCTTGTCCTCGTGCCTGAAGACTTGCGGGTCTGCGCTGCCGGTGCGCCAGGACAAATCGACATCAATTTCATCGCGCGTGAGGACCGACTGCTCAAGACTGTCATCAACAAGTACGACGGTCGCCCCTCGCAGGGCTGGCGCGGGCTGAGTGCCATAGAGGCCGCGAAGCAGTACCGAGAGGTGCCATCGTCCGGCTTCCTGAAGGTCAGCCCGCGCAAAGGATAGAGCCTCCCAACCGCCGTTGCCCTGCACCATCAGGCGATTTGCGCCGGCCAGTACTCTCTCAGGTGACGCGCTTGCGATCTCTCCGCCGAATAGTTCGACCGAAACTTGTGATGCCCCGTCCCATCGGTGCGTTGGCCCAGCCGACAATGGCGCGAGCAGTCTACCCATGACTGCTGGCGCAGAAACGTTTGCGCGTATCGACAGATCAGCCAGACCGCGTCCGGCTTTCACGCTGACGGGCCCAGTCCATGGCGATGCCGCGGCTGCGGTCAGCGGACCCGCGCTCGAAAAGCCGGGCAAGGCAGGCGCATCTATCAGGATAAGTTCAGGCGAAGCTGGAAGCACGGCTGCCTTCCCCGCCTCTGGCACGCTGCCAGCGATCACCGATATCACCTCTATTGGACGCGACAGCTCCAGAATGCGGGCGATCCCGTCATCCGTAATGTCGTCAATCATCCACGCCCCGGAAAGCGTCGCAACCGATATCCGGTCACCGGGCTGGAGGCTCAGGAAATGAGGCGGTAGTTTTACAGAGGCTCGCTCGCTTTCCACCGCCGCCTTGAGGAGATCGTTCGCGACGCGGTTTGCTTCCGCCTCTGACATTAGCAATGGCAGGCTCGCTTCGATCCGGTAGCCCTCATCGCCATCCGTTCTGCGTGCCCGCGCCATAGCTGATCCATAGGCGTTGTCTGAGCTGATATAGGTGAGCGTGAGATGGCCCGGACGCTTGTCGAGCAGAACGTGCGTCATGGATGTGCCATCGCCTGCAATGTCGCCGGCCGCAACTTCCCGCACGGAACGGTCCGGTACTGGCTGCAATGATAGCCCTGCCTCGTCTTCATGGCAGCTAAACCGGTGTAACGCTTGCAGGGGTTCGAGCACTGATCGAAGCGTGGACGGCGTCGGTATGACCAAGCCCTCGACCAGCCCTTCAAGACCGTCAGACACCATTTCGACACCTGTTAGCGATGATAGATCCTCGATCACGGCAGATAGCGGAACAAGCCCTGAGCGCCCGTTCAGCCAGTGACCAAGCGACCAGTTTGGTCCATCACTCCAGACCTCCTCGCGGACTGGGAAATCCGGCCAGGGCCGCGCATCCCAGGCCCAGGCAAAGGTGGCTTCGACGAAGGGCTGCGACCGCCAATAGGAAAGGGAAACCTCCAGGGCACGCCGCTGCAGCGCGTCATTTCGCGTCCCGTCCGAGAAATGAGGTAACGCGCTTTCAGAACTCTTCGGATCGTAAAATACGTTCGGCGCGTTCGTGCCCCGATCGACGGCCGGAAAGCCGATCTCCATCAGGCGGATGGGTTTCAGGCCCGGCGTCCAGCTGGTCGGCGTCGAAGACCGGGTGCCACCCGGCCTTGGATAGTGCGCATTCTTCCACCAGTTCTCGATATCCTTCTGCCGGAAGACCCAGGGCTCACCATAAGCGCTATCGAGGATCGGCGATCGGTCCTGCGCCGCGCGTGCCTCCGGTGAGGCATAGCACCAGTCATAGGCTTCACCGCCCTGCAGATTGGCGGCGAGATACGCCGCGTCTGAAGACCCTCTGAAACCTGCAAGGACGTCGAGATGGTTCGCGTCGCCGCGCCAGTCTCCAAGCGGTGGGTACCAGTCGATGCCCACAAAATCGACATCAGGCGAAGCCCAGAGCGCGTCGAGTGGGAAAAGGACATCCCCAGACCCACCCTCCGGCACGTGAGCGCCATACTCGGTCCAGTCTGCAGCATAGGAAATGGCCGTACCGGGACCAACGATTTCGCGAACTTCGCCCGCCAGTGCGACCAGCGCCTCGACAAATGGGAACGCGCCTGCGTCATCGCGCAGTCGAGTCAGGGCAACCATCTCACTGCCTAACAGGAAAGCATCGACACCACTGGCCGCGACTGCGAGGCGCGCATGGTGAAGTATGAAATGACGATATCCGAACCCGCCATCTTCACCCATGAATGCGTCGATCTCGGTTCGGGCCGCCGCTGTACCGTCGCTTGATGTTTTGATGCGTCCGCGCCAGGGAAACGCCCCCTGCTCTTCGCTGCCATAAAGGTCCAGCAATCCGTTTCCGGGCGGAATATCCATCAGCAGGAAGGGCGACAGCGTCACCTCGAGCCCGTCTGACTTCATTAGCGCAATCGCCTCTAGCACTGACCTGTCCGCAGGTGTCCCGCCAAAATTCGCTTTGCCGTCAGACTGGCTGACCAGACGCGCTTCGGCACGTGACAGGCCGGCCACCTCCCAGCCGAAGGGAACACTAATACGCTCACGCGTTTCGACGCCGGGCCGGATGCGGCACGTGCCTGCGCGAAGGTCATCCCCGAACCATGCAACCGTCAGGGCGGCGCGCTGAAGCTGGCGAAAGTCATCCTGTGCCTGCGTTAGCGACTGTACGAAGTTCGCAGCACCGGTCGAATTGTCCATGTTGAGGGGCGTTTCGACACCGGGAAAGCTCCGCTCTCGGACGATATCCGTTGCATAGGCAAACTCACCGGTGGCGGGAATGATGTTCACTCCCTCAACGACGCGGCGCAGGCTGCCTTCATCCTCAAGCGCACGAAACACTTCAAAGCTGAGCTGTGGCAGCCGATTACCAAAGCGGTCCAGCGGCAAGTCTTCGAAGACGATATAGGACGTTCCCCGATAGGCTGGCGCACTGCCGGTGCCTTCGATGACTTCGATAAGGGGGTCGGGCAGCTGGCTCTCATCACCGCGATAGAAACGGTAATTCAGATCTGAGAGCGCCAGCACTTCGCCATTCGCCCAGACGCGGCCGAGGCGGCTTACGGTTCCCTGAGCGATCGCGACCGCAAAGCTGACTGAATAGCTATAGTCGTTGATCTTCGGCCCGCCCTTTCCAGCAGATCGCTCGCGGCGCTTCTCCTTGAAACGGGCGGCCCAGATCACCTGCCCACCGACACGCGCGCGTCCGTAGATGAGCGGCAGACCCGCCCCTTCGCGGCTCTCCATCAGATGAAGCGAGCTTATTCGCGGGCCGTGAACGTCGCCGGCGAAAGCGCCGTCTATGGTGCGGCCCGCAAGCCCGCCCAGCGCACCGCCCAATGCCGCGCCAGAGACATCCGCGCCCAGCACGCTTAGCCCGCCCGGCAGCAGTGCATTGCCAAGCGCCTGACCGGCCTGCGATAAAATGATCTGTCCCATCTGTGTCAGTCCTCCAGACCGGGAAATGAAAAAGCCCCTGCAACGCGCCGTCGCCACCACGGCACCAGCCGCGTCGCGCAGACGCTGCGCCCCCAATAGGCGTGGATGATTGTGTCGGGCCCGGTTGCGATAGCGCAGTGTTTGGCCGCGCAGCCTGCGCCCATCCGAAACATCAGTACGTCGCCGGCATCAGCCGCCCCGAGAGGGATCTCGCGCAGCCAGGTTCGCCCTGCCAGCAAAAGCATGTCTTCATCGCTGAGGTCCGCCCAGTCGGGAGTGTATGGCGGTACGGGTTCTGGCTCCTCGCCAATCAGCTCGCGCCAGACGCCGCGCACGAGGCCAAGACAATCAGTTCCGGCCCCCCGTCGGCTCGCCTGGTGCTGGTACGGCGTGCCAAGCCAGCCGCGCGCAGCCTTTACGATATCGGCGCGCCTCATCGATGGCCCCCATCATTACCCGCGGCTGCAGGCCCTGAGAGTACAACGTCCTGTCCGGGTAGATGCGGAAAACCTCGAAAGTTCTCTGCATTCGAGAAGACATCGCGGCAGGTCTCGAACCGCTTGTCACAGCTTTGCCCCCCAACATCAGACAGCCCACATCTGGCATCTCCCAACGCTGCATCGCAATGGCGCGAGACAAGGCGCCCAACGGGCCGCTCAAGCTCTGCCTTGAGAGAGATCAACTCAGCTTCGAACTGATCTCCGCGTTTGGTGACTTCACTCAGAAAGCCTGTCCAGGTCAGGATGCGATTGTCGGTCTCTTGCCAGTCGACGCGGTAGACATAAACCCGCGCCCGCGTCCACAGCCCTGCAGCAAGGTCCTCCTCTGTCAGCGCGTCGGCAATAAGCGCGCCATCCGCGCTCGCCCGGCCGGGCCGAAGACCGCCTGCTGTTTCGAACCTCGCCGACGTCAACGCAGCCCCCGGCGTGTAGCTCACCTCATCGAAAGTCAGCACATGTTCATGATCGGTAATGCCGACTGTCAGCCCATCCTGGCGTTCCAGACGCCAGCAAAGACAGGTCGTGACCGCACCGCTCAAGAGCTTCTCCTGAAATGATTCATCTATCTGCTTCATCGCTGATCGCCCCCTAGAAAATTTCGATCAGAGGAAGGCTCACGACCCGGCCAGCCCCGGCTGTGTCGAAGCTCACTTCAAGCGCATCGGTGTCGAAACGGACTGGCCAGTCATACTCAAAACCGGCCGTCAGGACCGCACCCGGCTCGGGGGCAACGTCAAAAGTGAGCTCGCCTGTCGTCGTATCGACTGACCAACCGCCGGTGAGCTCCGCCCCGTCCACGGCGATGCTCACAGTCCCTGCGACGGGCTTCAGGACAGGGCGCTCAATGCCGCCATCAGCGAACACGAGTTGAAACTCGGCGCGCATACCGTCGCCGGTGCCAAGCACCTGATCCAGAGGCGCAACAATCATACCTGGCGCCGCGCTCGAAAATGCTGAGGGGTCGTGAAAGCGGAACCCGTTCAAGCGGCCAAGGCGCGCATTGTAAAAGCTGACCAGCTGCTCGAACGCCTCTGCACTTAGCGGCGGCGTCACGATATCCCAGCGGTGCTGCGGGCGAGACCATCGGGCATTCCGCACCTCCTTACCGCTCGACAGGACAAGTGTTTCGGTCTGCCAGACCGGACCGCTCGTAGACCCAAAGCCGGAAGGCACCGGCAGGCGTTCTTCATGGAATCCAACAAGGCTCATGCGAACCTCCGGCCGATTGCGGCGGCTTTCGCGACAGCCTTGGAAAGTTCGCGCGCCGTGGCAGTCTTCGGGGTGCCTTCAGCGGCCTGCGGCAGGTTGAAGGTCAAAGATGTTCCCGCCGCGCCAATACCGGCCCGCGCGAGCACAGCCTCTGCCGCCATGCTTGCCAGGTCAGCGAAAATCGCTCGCGTCATCTGCGAGAAGTCGAGTTCGCCAGAACGTGCCGCGCGTGACAGCGCGGCCTCAATACTGGCGCCGGCCTCGCTGAACGCCGCTTCCAGCGAAGCGGCCGCATCTCGTCCCGGCCCATCTACGAGTGCGGTAAGCGCGTCGCCCGCGTGGTCCAGCTCTTTGGTAAAATCATCCATCCGCATCAGCCCTTTCATCTGGCTGTTTCTTCATCATCAGGTCGAATTCCTTGCGCGGCAGGGACCGACCGGCCTGCGCCGTCAGCGCCCGCCATTCGCGCAAGCTCAACTTCCAGAATTGTTCGGGTGGGATGCCGATCAGGGCGGCAGCCCTCAGCATCTCAGCCCAGGCCAGCATGGAACGTCTCCGCGACAGCGGCTGCCGCAGCTGCAGGTCGAATATTCAACCGCTGAAGCTCGCCTGGCTCGACGCCCTCGCCGCCACCTTTCATCAGTATACCCACTACTCGTAGGAGCTCGCTGGCGGACAGCCCCCTCATCCGAGCTTGAAGCTCCGCCAGTGAGGCGCATCCGAACACACTTTCGATCTCCGCCAGAGCGCCAAGCGTGAGGCAGAGAACACGCCTCTTTCCGCCAATTTCGAGTGCGACCTCTCCACGCGCGCCATTCATGCGCTTTCCTCGAACGTGACCTGGCCTGCACTCCGAAGGTCGATCGAGAATGTCGCCTCGCCATCAAACGTACCCGCCCAGCCAAGCTGAGCGATCTGGAACGGCCCTGTGAAGTCACCGAAATCCGGCACACAAAGCTTGAAGCCGCATAGCTCTCCCGACAGGAAAACCGCGCGCAGCCGGGCATCGCTTGCAGCATCCTTGAACAGCCCGCGACCGCGCACCCTCATGGACCGCAGCCCTGCCCCGCCTAGCAATTCACGCCATCCACCCGGACTGTCCATGCTGGTGGCGTCGACGCTCTTCTGCTTAAGATCGAAACTACTCGTGCGGATACCGGCGACTGTAGTGAAAGCTTCAGGTGCCCCGCCATCAGAAATCTTGATCAGGACATCGCGCCCTTTCTGACCGCTCATGCCACCACCTCATCCAGGATAATACGTGCACGAATGACGCCTCGAAATTCGCGCAGGTCCGGAGTTCGCATGACATCGCAATAAACGGTCTGGGAGAGCACAGATCGCAGCCCCTCAGAGCTGAACGCAAATGCGTCGATGACCCGGCGCAACTCACCAAGGATACGCATGGCTTCGGCACGCCCACCTGCCCTGGCGCGCAGGCCAAATGTCAGCGTATGGGTGCTGCCCGCATGACCTGCACTGCCATTAGGGCGCACATCGTGGCGTTCTAGTTCAACGCAAGGGAAGATCGGCTGATCGCTTTCACCATCAAAGATGCGCGCCGGATTGCCGAGAAAGGCCTGGATATTCGGGTCGCTGCGAAGTGCGTTGAGCAAGGAAAGCTGAAGAGCCTTCTCCGCACCAGCTTGCATGGGCGCGGTAGTCATAGCCGCACCTCCCGGCGCGCCGCGATCAGCGTCTCGGCAGTCTCAGGCAAGCCACCATTCACACCGCCGCGGCTATAGGCTGCATCGACCATGGCCAGTAGTGCAAGCGAGAGATCCTCGGGCACATCCTCTGCGCCGCCAAAGCCCGCGGTGAAGTCGACCTCGACTCGCGCTCCGGTCTCGATTGCCGACAGCCAGCTACCTGTGCGCAGACACAACCGTTGGCCGTCCAACACGAAACGGCTGGTAAGCCCGGTCACCACCTCCCCCGCAATGCTTCGGACAGACACAAGCCCGCTGACAGGCCCCGCAGGCAGCCTGATCCGCAACCTCTCCACGAGATCACGCGGCCAGACCGAGAGGCTCCACCGCAGCGTGCGGCGCACCAGGCACAGCCCGGCTTGCGTTTCCAGCGCAGCCCGCGCCCCCGCGATGAGGGCGGCGACCAGCTCGTCTTCGCCGTCATGCCCGATGCGCAGATATGATTTCGCCGTTGAAAGAGACACAGGCTCTTCGTCTGGCGGTGTGAGAACCGTCAGCGTCATGTTCGTTATCCGTTTGTTAAATACTGCCTGACCGTTTAGCGACGCGGAGGTCGCTTCGCGGGGCGGTATCAGCCTGCGATCACTCGCAGGCTGAGAGGTTTCACCGCGCTAGAAGACCATGGCCTTGATGGCATCGAAATTCTGTACGCCACCGCCAACGCGCTTGGTCGTGTAGAACAGAACATAGGGCTTGGCAGAGTATGGATCGCGCAATACCTGCGCGCCCTGGCGGTCGATGATCAGGTAGCCGCGTCGGAAATCACCAAACGCAATCGCCGCATTGCCCACGCCGATATCCGGCATGTCTTCGAGCTCGGTGACTGGATAACCAAAGATCGACTGAGCCTCGCCATTCATGCCGGGACGCCAGAGATATCGGCCATCTCCATCCTTCAGCTTACGGACGGCTGCGACGGTCTTGCGGTTCATTACGAAGCGGCCATTGGACCGGTACTGGCTCTTCGGCGTCTGGATAAGGTCGATGATCTGGTCGCCCGCATCATCCGCTGTAAAGTCGCCCGCGACCGAACCGATCTTGCCCCAGACATGGCTGGCCTCAGTCAAGACATCATAGTCGAGGAAGCCCCGAGGTTTGCCGTCACCGTCGCCCGTTACGAAGGCTGCGCTCTCCTGAATTGAGAAGGCCGCCTCAACCTCATCGGCCAGCCAGGCATCGACATCGGCATAGCTGTCGTTGAGGAGGGTCTGCGTTGCTGCCGGCATGGCATATAGCTCACCCGCCGGGAATTCGAGCAGGCTGAGCCCCGCCGTCGTCGTCTGCGCCCGCGCCCCCGTTTCAGCGACCCAGGCTGCCCCAACACCAAGACTGACAGGCTTGCGATAAACGCCAGCATTCGTCTGGCGCACGCTTGCGATCTGACGCATCGGCGAGGCCTGCGTCAGCCTTGCCTCGATCAAGCGGTCGAGCTCTGGCGGCGAGGTATAGCCGCCCTGATCGTCCGTGCCTGCGGACAGCGATTTGACGTCGAGCCGCGCAAGCCCGCTTTCGTCGCCGCTGCGCAGATAGCGCGACCAGGCCTCGCGCTGCTCCGTGCCCGATGGTGCCGAGGAGGCCTCTTCCGGGCGCGCAGCTTTCAGGCTGATCTCATCGAGGCGGCGGTCAAGTTTCCTCAGCTTTGCATCCAGCAGCGGATCATGCGTGCCCTTCGCCTCGATCTCTGCAAGGCGCTCATCATTGGCCTGCTTATAGGCCTCGAACGCCGCCATCACTTCGGCCGTCGCAGCAGTGCCTGCATCGGCTGCCATTTTTGTTTCCTTGGTCATTTTTCTCCTTCCTCAGGCCGCACGTGCGGCCCCTCCAATCTGCGTGAACCGGGCGAGTGGCTGCATTGGCGCCGCCACCAGCGAAATCTCGACAAGGTCGATGTCGATCAGATCGCGGCCACCTTCTGGCCGCGGCTTCCAGAGACGCGCGCGAAACCCGATCGACAGCCCGCAAAGACCTGCCGTGACAGCACGCATAGTGACCTCACCATCAATCAGCCCACGGACGAACAACCCCCGCCCGTCTTCCATCATGCGTGTCCAGTGTCCGGCGACTGCACCGGACCGGTGCTGCAACAGCATCGGCACAGCGCCCGCCCGCAGGCTGCGCGCAAAGGCACCGGCCCTCACCACGTCGCCAGACAGGTCAGGCGCCCCAAACAAGGCGGCATAGCCTTCGACAAGAAACGGCGCGGACCTCACGGCTTGGCCTCCAGCCGCGCTTCAATGCGGTCCAGCTGGTTCTCGATGGCCTCGAGGTGCGCTTCCACCCGCGCCAGTCTCTCTGCGACCGGACGTGCGATATCAGCGCGCTGCTCCAGCATGGAAATCCGCTCTGCTGCGGCCCCTGCCCAGACGAGCGCGCCACCCGTCTGTAGCGCGAGCGCCAGTACAAAACCGGCCGTTATCTTGCGCTCGATCATTGGCTTAGCCCTGCCAGGGCGCGTTTCTCTTCACTGGTCAGGAAGCTTGCCGCCTCAAGCCGCGCCCACAGGCCATCACGCTCGCCTGAAAAGGCGGGCACGTCCTCAAGGTCGGGGCGCACCTCGACATCGTCGAACCGTCCGGACAGCCAGACACTGAGGGCATCCGCCACTTTCTGGACCAGCGGCAGAATCGTCAGGCGCCAGAAAGCAAGGTTTGCTTCCTTGTAGGTCGCATAAGTATTGTCGCCCGGGATGCCGAGCAGCATCGGCGGCACGCCAAAGGCAAGCGCGAGCTCCCGCGCGGCCGCATGGCGTGTGCCTGCAAAATCCATCTCTGCGGGCGACAGCGACATAGGCTTCCAGTCGAGACCGCCGTCCAGCAGCAGAGGGCGACCGGCATTTGCCGCGCCGGAATGCGCGCTTTCCAACTCTTCTTTCAGACGGTCGAATTGCGAGGGCGTCAGCCCCGCCCCCTCACCGTCATAGACCAGTGCGCCGGAGGGCCGCGCCGCATTCTCGATCAGCGCCTTTGCCCAGGCTGCTGCGCCATTGTGCAGGTCGAGCGCCTTGCGGGCGGCCGCTAGCGGCGAAAGCCCCATTACGCTGTCCGATGGATGATAGAGTTTTAGGTGCAGCACGGGGCTCCAGCCATCGGCTTCGCGGTAGATGATCCGCTCGCCGCGCCGCTTGCGCACGGCCCAGCCTATCAGGCCGCCTTCGCTATTTGTTTGTGGACGGACTGCATCCGCACGTAACGTGAATAGCCCCTTTGGGGCCGCCTCGCCCGCAAGCGTCACGGCCTCTGCCCAGGCGTTGCCGGTAATCTGCAGGTCGCCATAGAGCCGCTCGAGCAGCACCCTGCCCGCTTCATCGGGTGACGGCCGCGACAGCAGCGCGCCGACATCCGCAACATTCGTGTTCAGCGGAATGGACGCGGCTGCCTCGGCAATCATCCGCACACACCGGTAGGCGATTGCGTTTCCGGCATAGCCGTCGCGCATCAGCGCACTCGCATCATGACTGCCCCATCCCGCGCCCGGCAGGCTTGCCAGCGCGATGAAGGAGGTCTGCGCCGAACGCGTTTCGACTGTCTGCCAGGGCCATCTCATATCTCACCGCTCTCCTTCGCTCGGGGCGCGCCGCTGGGGCGCTCTCCCTGTTTCTCAGCGTTGAGGAAGTCCTAGACGGGAGAGGCATCCGGTCGGACCGAGCGCGTATTCGCCAACAGTGACGGTACTTTCGCACGGGACACGGCGCCGTCCGTCCGCCTATCATGACTAAAGCGAGCGGATACTCGGCTGGCGCCCGGTTGCAGCGTCCAGGGTGGTAACCGCCCAGACCAGCGCATCGACCCGGTCGGGAGAGCCTTGCATGGCGCCACTTCCAAACTCCAGCATCTCTTCTTCCAGCTCGGAAAACTGACCGGCATGGGACACACGTCCACGTTCATAAAGCGCGATGACGGGTGCAGCTCGCGCCGTCTTCGACAGGCGCGCATGGACGAGCTGGATGGGTATGTCGCACCCACCCGACCGAAGTACTGAGCGGACCAGTTCACCGCCTTGATTGGCCTCCGCAACAATCCGGCTTGCGCCGATACGCTGGGCCAGAGACACCGCGGCTTCGGCCCATACCGCGGGCGACCGTCCCTGTAGCGTGGCATCCTCAAGGACCCAGAACTGGACACCGCCACCCGGGGCATTCGCCGTAGCTGCCGCGACCAGGCCGCATGCATCTGCTCCCCTCCCCGACGCTCACAGGCGGGTCTACCGATACAATAACGTCTCTAAGTTTCGCGGGCGGCCTGCCTGCGCGCGCGGCCAGCAGCATGGCACGCGTCCAGAAAACACCGTCTTCGGCCTCAAGGAACTGGCCTTCCAGCTCCTGTCTGCCAAGCCGTGTGCCGCCCATGCGCGCTTCAATATGGGTGATGAAGGCAGGCGACAGGAAGCCGGCATTGTCCCGCGTCGCACTTCTGGAAACGGCGACCCCACCCTCGCTCATAAGCTGCCGGATGAGCGGCGTTCGCCGCGGCGTCGTCGTGATGACCGTGCGCGGATGCCGACCCAGCCGCAGGCCGAGTTGAAGCATCTCGAACGTGTCCTTGTCCCGCGTCCAGGCCGCCACCTCGTCACACCAGGCGCCATCGAATTGCGGACCGCGCAGACTGTCTGGATCCTCGGAAGAAAAAGCCTGCGCTACCGCGCCATTCGGCCAGACGAGCCGCCGGCGCGAGCTTTCATAAACGGGCGGCGTTTCGCCTAGCCGTGCGATCTGGCAAAGACCGGAAACCCCATCGATCATCGTTTCGCGCACATCATGCAATGTCGGCCCGACCAGAGCGATGGAGCGGAGCCCACCGAACAGCGCGCCGAAGCGCACCCATTCGGCCCCTGCTCTTGTCTTACCAGCGCCGCGCCCACCAAGCGCCAGCCAGCTATTCCAGTCACCCTCTGGCGCACACTGCGTCGCACGCGCCGTCAGCACGAATGGCAGCGCGGTATCGCTTGCCATTGAAATTGTCGTATCTGTCATGCTTGGCAGACTAATCGTGCGAGCAACACGGTCGGAGAGATTGCCGCCCCGCCCTATCCTGCTAAGGTCGCACGCGTGGGGAGAAAGTCATCATGTTCCTGTTTTTGCTTTGGTGGTGCGTAGACGATCATCTGGCTGCCGCGCTGGAAACACCAGGGCTCGGCACGCTGCCGATCTGGGTCCCCCTCATCCTCTCGCTTGCTTTCAGTTTCACGCTGCAAGGTGCGGTGAAGAAGCGCAAAGACTGA